TTATACTAAATCCTTGATTACTGAAGAAACTAATATCGGAAATCTTATTGAAAACGCAGTCAAACAAATTGAAGAAGATAAACGTCGTGAAGCAGAAACAGATGCGGATGCGGCTAGTGATGAAGATATTCTTGAAGATGCGCTATTTAGTGATGATATTAATTATATAGCAGATGGAGAGTTTGAGGAATTTGGCGAATTTGAAGATGAGTTAGAAAAAACCGATGCGGATTTACTTCAAAATTTAACAGATGAGGATTTTTTAAGAGATCTTAGGAAAGGAAGGTAAATATGGCTTTACAAGATTTACTGAGACTTTCGCAAGATCATAAAAAGATTGGTCTCTCTGAGGAAAGAATTGAAGCAATAAAACCGCATTTACGCCAATATATAGCATTTTGACGCGAGTATCCAGATATGTTTGTAGATTTTCTACAAACGGGAAGAGATGGGACAATTCCAGAGAATGGTCTCAAATTTTTCTTTTATCAACGAGTATTTTTACGTGCGGCGATGCGATATAAATATGTATATATGGTATTCCCTCGTGCGTATTCTAAATCATTCTTATCAGTACTTGTGTTAATGTGTCGTTGTGTGTTATATCCAAGAGCTAAACTATTTGTTACTTCTGGAGGTAAAGAACAGGCTGCGGGTATTGTTAAAGAAAAGGTAAACGAAATTTGTACTCTTGTTCCAGCCTTTGAAAGAGAACTGGATCGACGTCCAGGAAAAACAAGAGAAGGAAAAGATTATGTTTGCTATATGTTTAAGAATGGTTCATTCTTTGATAATATTGCGGCGAGTGAGAAATCAAGAGGTAAGAGACGTCATGGCGGATTAGTAGAAGAATGCGTAGGCGTTGATGGAACGATCTTATCAGAAGTTATTATCCCAACAATGAACGTTTCAAGACTTTGTATGGATGGTTCAACACATCCAGAAGAAACATTAAATAAGAGTCAGATCTTCGTAACTACCGCTGGTTATAAAAATACTTTCGCTTATGATAAGTTAATCCAGTTCTTAGTATGAATGGTAACAGAACCTGAAAAAGCTATAATTATGGGTGGTACCTTCCGCATACCTGTATTAACTGGACTATTGGATAAAACATTTATTCAAGACTTAAAACGAGATGGTACATTTAATGAAGCTTCATTTGAACGTGAATATGAATCAAAGTGAAGTGGAACTGTTGAAGATGCGTTCTTTAATGGAGAAGCATTTGATAGAAACCGTGCGTTACAAAAACCAGAATATGAGCATTCTGGACGTTCAAGTTTACAAAGTTATTATGTATTATCAATGGACGTTGCAAGAAAAAATACTGGTAAAGATGGATGCGATAGTGTCATAACTGTCTTTAAAGTAATCCCGCAAAATTATGGAGAAGTTTCAATAAAATCTCTTGTTAATTTATATACATTAACCAATATGCATTTTGAAGATCAAGCAATTTGAGCAAAGCGCTTATTCTATAAGTATAAAGCAAGACGTATTGTAATTGATGCTAATGGTCTAGGTATTGGTTTAGTAGACTATATGGTAAAACGTCAAACGGATCCTCTAACTGGGGATGAATATCCTGATTTTGGAGTTGAGAATGATGATGAAGGATACTACAAAAGATTTAAGACTGCGGATACTGAACAAGAGGCAATGTATTTAATCAAGGCAAATGCGCCGATTAATACAGAAGCACATTCTAATGTTCAAACACAACTTACTTCTGGAAAATTAAAGTTCTTAATTGACGAACGTGTTGCTAAAAATAAATTATTAGGAACACAAAAAGGAAAACAAATGACACCAGAAGAAAGGGCAGAGTACTTAAAACCATATACCTTAACTTCTATATTAAAAGAGGAGATGTTAAACCTTCGTGAAGAAAATGAAGGTATTAATATTATTCTAAAACAAGCTAATCGTGGTATTAGAAAAGATAAATTTTCAGCTTTTGAATATGGATTATATTATATTAAACAGGTTGAAGATAGTAAAAAGAAAAAACGTAAAAGATTTAATGCGGCAGAATGAAGATTTAGTTCGCATATAGGATAAGGAGATAATTATGAGAGCAAGTAGAGGAGAAATAAAAATAGAAGAGATTTTAAAAGAAGCTGGATTAAATTTTAAAATGGAGTTATCTTTTGAGGGTCTTAATAGTTCTAATGGACGACCATTGCGCTTTGACTTTGCGGTTTTTGATGATGAGGGTAATATAGATTTCTTAATTGAATATCAAGGTCGCCAACATTATGAACCAAGCAGTAAATTTGGTGGTAAAAAAGGTCTTTATCAGCAACAATTTAATGATGCTAAAAAGCGCAGGTTTTGTCAATTACATGATATTAAACTAATAGAAATTCCATATACTGATGAAAATATTCTGGACTACGATTATATAATTAATAGAGCGTATGGAAAATAAGGAGGTGGAGCTTTGGAAAACAAAGATAGACAAGAAGCTATTCGTAAAAAAGGCTTCGATATGAATGGCGCCGCTGACTATAGTGAAACCACTGATTATGGTAAAATAAAAGTAGGATTAAAGACATTAGAAGATGCGATTATTGATCTTGGATTTTATAAAAAAGTAGAAGGTAGAAGATGTATTGATAAACGAGCAGTATTGCGTGCTATTATTGATAAAGATTATCGTGCTATTAGAGTAATTTCTGATTACTTTTATAGAACTAATGGTATTTATCAAAGAATTGTTAATTATTATGCCACAATGTATCGTTGAGATTGGTATATTACCCCAACAATTTATGAGGAAAAAATACTGGAAAGTGATAAAGAATGCTTAAAAATCACTAATGAATTTTTTAAGGCATTAGATTATTTAGATAATACACATATTAAAAAACTATGCGGAGATATTGCGCTTAAAGTAATTAAATATGGCGTATGCTATGGTTATATTGTTGAAGGCGAAAACGGTGTTTTATTCCAAGAACTACCACCAGAGTATTGTCGTTGTAGATATTATATAAATAATTTGCCGGCGATTGAATTTAATATGGCTTATTTTGATGAAAGATTTAGGGATATAAATTATAGAATGAGAGTTTTGAAAATGTTCCCTAAAGATTTCCAAAAAGGTTATTTGCTATATAAAGAAAGAAAACTACAACCTGATTTCCAAGGAGACATAGGAACTTGGTATTTACTTGATCCTGGATATGCGGTAAAATTTAGTTTAGCTGGTGCTGGTGATTTACCATTATTCTTTAACGTAATACCTTATTTACTTGACCTTGATGCAGCGCAAGATCTCGATCGCCGCAAACAAATGCAGGATTTGTTAAAAATTTTAGTACAAAAACTTCCAATAGATAAAAATGGCGATTTAATCTTTGATGTAGATGAAGCCAGAGATATTCATAATAATGCGGTTGCTATGTTACAGCATTCTATTGGTGTTGATATTATTACAACATTTGCGGATATTGATTCTATTGACTTGTCAGATGCGCGTAATGTAGATAACGATGATCTTGAAAGAGTTGAGCGTACTGTCTATAATGCGGCAGGTGTTCCTAAGAATTTGTTTAATTCAGATGGTAATATTGCTTTAAATAGCTCAATTTTACAAGACGAGGGAGTTATGCGCGACTTAAAGTTGCAATTTGAAATATTATTTGATACAATAATACAGAGAAGGATCAAGAATAAAAAGAAATATAACTTTAGATATTATATCTTAGATACTACTCAATATAATTATAAAGATTTATCTAAAATGTATCTTGACGAAATGCGTACTGGTTATGGTAAGATGTTTGCGCAGATTGCTCTTGGACATTCACAAAATTCTATTATGAGTACTGCTTATTTTGAGAATTCAGTATTAGGATTGAGTGAAATTATGATTCCACCTATGATGTCATCTACTATTGGTAGTGAAGATATTCAAAATTTGGGCAAAAAGAATAAATCTGCTAATGGCAATCAGCAAACTAATACAGAAGAGAATACTGGGGGTCGTCCTAAGAAGGAAGAAACCCAGGTTTCTGATAAAACTATAGCAAATAGAGAAAGTATGAAGTAGGAGGAAAAAAATGCATAATAGTATAGCAATAGATTCTCCTATTGAAATTATTGATGTTTCACCTACTGTGAGTCCTCTTATTTCAAAAGTACAAATTAAAGTTTGTTATGTTGGCGATGAGCCAAACCGCAATGGTAGTGTTATCACAAAAGCCGTTGCGAAAGAAATGGGAGAGACTCTCAGAGGTTGTCCTATTGTCGGATTTTATAATGAAAATACTGGCGATTTTGAAGGGCATAATCAAAGCATTGATATTCGTAGTGGAGAGTGGTATTTTAAGGATACAACACAACCTTACGGTTTTGTAGATTTAAATGCCAAAGTATGGTTTCAAAAATTTGTTGATGATGGTGTTGAACATGAATATCTTATGACAGAAGGATACATATGGTCAGAGCAGTTTCCAGAAACAAAGCGTATTTTGACAAAAGGAAATAATCAATCAATGGAATTACATGAACCTACATTAAAAGGATTTTGGTCAGAAGATGATAATGAAAAACCAAGTTTCTTCATTATTAATGAAGCAATAATCTCTAAACTTTGTATTTTAGGTGAAGATGTTGAACCTTGCTTCGAGGGTTCTCAGATTACAAAAGTACAATTCTCATTTGAACCTTCATTTCAAGAAAAGATTTTATCTATGATGGAAAAGGTTACAGAGATGATAAAAGAAGGAGGGACAGATTCTGTGGAAGAAGTAAAAACACCAGAAATGGAAGAAGAAGTTTTAGATAAAGAAGAAGATAAACCAGAAGAAGAAGCTCCTGCAGAACCTGAAGTTGAAGAAACTCCAGAAGAAGAAGCAGAAGAAGCTCCAGCTGAGTCTGAAGAAGAACCTCAGGAAGACGAGCAGCCTGAAGAAGAAAAAAATGAGGACGAAAGCGTTAAATATAATCTTGATAATATTCAAGAATATAGAGAACTAAAGTCTAACTATGAAGAACTACAGACTAAGTTCGAAACTATGAAAGCTGAATATGATACTCTTGTAGAATTTAAGAAAGTTGCGGATCGTAAAGAAAAGCAAGCTATGATTGATCGTTTCTACATGCTATCAGAAGAAGATAAGAAAGATGTTATCACAAATATTGATACTTATAGTGTCGATGATATCGAAGCAAAGCTTTCTGTAATTTGTGTTCGTAACAAGGTTAGTTTTGATCTTGAAGATGATGATAAAGAAGAGAAACCAACAATTTTCAATCTTGAAGAACAAGAAATTGAAGATGATATGGTACCTGCTTGGATCAAAGCTGCTATGGCTACGAAAAAAGAGATGGAATAATAGGAGGAAGACAATAAATGGCTAAGACAAGATTAAGTGAAAAAGCCACATATGTCGCTCGCGGCTATGGTCAGGTTGAACCAAACCACCTTTCAGCTCAAAAGACTGCACAAATCTATGCTCAATTACCAGCAGCTGCTGATATTGATATCTTAGAAAATGGTCAGTTCGCAACATATAACTATGCTGCAGAAGATGGTGGAGCAGTCGACTTTGAAGGCAAAGGCGAGTGGATGATGGTCTTTAATGAGATCAAGCTATATCGTGACTTTGAACAGGATTGCGATTTCGCAATGAAGAAAGAAGATTATGTTGCTCGTGTATACAGCCCAATTGATGGCACACAGCCTTTAACAGAATGGCAGGCTCGTTTCTACGGAGCTAAAGATGGCGATGGCAATGATAATGCTGAACGTGTTACAAAACCAGCTAGTCCTTACGAAGTAGATTCTACAGACGATCCATTCCATGTAGTTGAAAATTACAAGAAACCAAAATATATGCCAGAAGGAACACGTATGGTTCCACGTCTTTTCAAGATTAATATTGGCGATATTTGGACAACAAATACAATTGCCGCAGAACCAGGCAGCCTTAAGGTTGGCGATATGCTAACACCAGGCGAAGATGGTTATCTAAAAGTTGGCGAAGGCGCTGATGCTCTTCACCCAACAATGCAGGTTGTTAAGGTTTACACAATGCCTGATATGCAGCCTGGCGTAAAAGTTATGCGCGTTAAATAATAAGAAAGGAGTATAGGAAATGTTAGATAAGAAAAATTTTATTGCATTAGCTAAAACTGTAGCTAAGGCTGACCCTAAAGCTCCAACTGCGTATAGCTA